CTACGTACTAGTACGCAACTTCTCAGAGAGCTTAAATGACATCACTTAGCTCTTCGAAAAGTGCTAAGTGTTCGCGTTTTGGCTTATAAGCGAATAAGCGTATGGTATGAAGTTAAAGCAAAAGTGGTTGCTGAATTTTTACACCCAAATAAAAAATTTTCTCACCTCTATTTTATAGAGTATAAAAATGTATTGTATTGATTTTAAAATTTTGAAAACAAAATAAAAATTAGTATAGGAATCGTGGCGCGAGAGAGACTGTTTCCTTAAGAAACGGCTATGACCTCTCAGCTTAGTAGCAGGCTGCGTCCCAGTTATATGTTTGCCGTTTGCCCGATCCTTAGCGTAGACAATTTTAAGGGAAAATTGGTCGCTACGCGGGATGAGGCATTCCCCGAACTTATGACTGTTACTCCTCAGACGAATGGAATCAGAGGTGTGGCGGAATTTACGCCGCGGTTGTAGGACCGCACATACCGGTAATTGAGGCCGGTTTAAACTTCCTTTTTATTTAACCTTGCCTGGCCTTCTCACGAAGGACAGGGAAAAAGAGTGGTACTTTCTTTTGCAGTTAGTATCCGGCTCTACGTGTGACGCTTGAGGTAGTCTTATGACGTAAACCCTTTTGTTAGCCGTAGTGCCCGCCGCAAAAAACACCGTTTTGTGTCTTTTTTCAAAAGACTCAAATCGGCGTTGTGAGCGGCATCCCTTATCAGATTAATGATTATGGATGCCTTTAACAATGCCAACCCTTTTCCGAGTAATGTACGTGATTCAGAAGAAACAGTAGAAGCGCAAGTGCCTTGGACGTGTTTAACTTGGATTCTCCTTCGACAGGGAGTGTCTAAGTCTCAGATTTACGAATTTGTGAAATCAATTGATTCGTATTGGTTGCATGAAGATGGACATAGTGTTAAGTTGCCGACATCTATGTCTGGATGGACTATATATGGATTAAGAGTTTTCCTGAATTTGTATGAAAGACCTGGAGTTATTGTATACAGAGACGGAACCACGGATAAGATTAACTACATAAACATGACACCCAGTGAAGCCTTAAATTGTTATAACAATGGCAAGGTATATATGCTGGAAGATGATCATTGGTCGTTGAAACCTGCGAAGAATTCACGAATTTTGGTCATGTCACCCATGGACGATGTAGATCTACTCCGCGGAGGTTGGGGGAAGAAAAAAGAAAAGCAAAATAAAAAGCAAAATAACCTTAAACAAACGCAAATAAGTGAGTTACCGTGTTATGGATGGACCGGAATAACGGAGAAAGATAACCGTGCTCATCAAATATTTGTTTCTGATAAAAAGGAGAAGAAGAAGTTTATTAACCGTGTTTTGAAGAAGGTAGTGACAAGCACTACAACGAAGGAGAAAAAAGACCATTTGGAGAAAAGACTCTGCAATTATTATTCTGCTAGTGATACTTTAATTGATCACTTGCTGGATACCCCCGTGCTATCAGGCATTGGTTCTATCATGATTATGATACGTTCCTACGTGAAAAACAAAGATAAAGCTATTTTGGCCGCCTTGATGTTGCAAATGATTAGTGTGGCTACGATGACAGACGACGTACGGAAGTTTATATCACAATATACTCCTTCCAAAGAAGATATAGTCGCTTATTTGAAAAAGTTTATAAGTGACTCGGTTACACCACAGTTGAGTGAACATGATACGTTTGTCGCGTCTTCCGGTTTTCTGGACGATTTTAAAACATTTTCCGCGAGCACCATAGGAAAGGTAATGAACAAAATAATGTCTTCAGCATTATTGTCTACAATGGCTTCTTCTTTAAAAGCTAGTTTAGACTTTTCTGTGGCAAGCTCTTTACTGAGCAGTTTAGTGCGAGATTTTGATGTCTTCGATATGTTGATTACCCTGGGTCAGAAATCTCTAGAATATTTTAGTAGATTATTTCCGAACCGGTTTGTCAATACAGTTCGTAAGCTGGATGATGCACTAACCTTTAGTAGACTGCACCCTCTTATAGAAGCCTCATATTCAACTACGCCTATGGCAGTTTCAATAGGTAATTATCTTCCTTACGCCGAGGGAAAATTACCCGCTTTATTAGCAGATTATGCAGAATACGAAAGGATAGCTGTAGCGTACGGCTATAAAGTTTCACCGAAATTTCAAAGCAAATACTCAGACATGAAAGTGTGTTCGGAAGCTGGAAAACCCAGAGATTTACCTTTTGGAATAGCGCTTATTGGACCGCCAGCAACTGGAAAGACCACCTTTGTTGAAGAGATATGGACGATATCCCGCCAAGAATGGGGACTCGATGAGACGGCTCGTTGTACTACTATTCCGGCCGAAACCAAATTTGATGATCCATACGCCGGAGAAGAACTTGTCTTGTTAGACGACATAGGCGCGGCAAAGGTCGCGCAAACGGCGCATAATCCATTTGAGCGATTAATTCCAATGTGTCAAAGCGTGGTCACGTTTTCAAATCAAGCCGAAGCTCAAAACAAAGGGGTCGTACCGTGGAGGATAAAAACCTTTTGCGTTACATCAAATGTAAAGAACCTAGGAGTGGAACACTATATGAACGATACGAGAGCAGTGCTTCGCCGATTTCCAATCATATTGGAAATAAGACCAAAAGCAGAAGATGTATACACTTATGCGGCAGAAGATATGACGCCTGACCATTTTGAAAATGATTTCGTGTATTCGTTTCAGAAAGTTGCAGCGAGATTTGATGAACACCAGCCGTTTGTTCCCATTGTTAGTGTTATTGAGGATGTACGATACGGAAAAAGATCCGAAGCTCTAAGACATATTCGTGATAGGATGAGAGCTCACATAGTGGAAATAAGAAGAATTCAAGCAGGGATGAGAAATCCTTTTTGCACGGAATGTTTTTTAAGACCGTGTGAATGTGCAAGAGATGAAGGTGTGCAAGAACAAAAAGATAATGAAGATGAACAAAAAGATAACGAAGGTGAACAAAGAGTTAACGACGTTGAAGAAGATTTTAATGCAGATGAATTTAATTTTGCTTCTATGCGAGCACCGTTTTATTGTGCCTCGAGATACACTGATATGAGAGATAAATGCAGTGTCGTGTTACAAGCTAAACAAGCAATGCCTTGGAATGATTGTATGTTATGGACGAATGAGATGTGGTTTTATGTTGCTGTGTTGTGTTCGTTTTTGTGGACTTGTAGAAATGTTTTTGTGAAGTGTCTCAATGCATTTTTAGTGTTTGTAGGATTATACGGTTTTGTGTGTAATTTTATCATGTGTTGCATGTGTATATATGTTTTCAGAAAAATTTTACAAAAGAAAGAAAAATTCGTTACATATTTTGAGTGGATTCGTTTTGTGTTGTTTAATTATTTGTACTGGTTATATGTGATAGATTATTGTGCGTATTATGTTAAGAAAATTAAAATATATATTGTTACGTTTAGAGAACGTGATGATTACGAACAGCAGCTGAAGAAATTGCGTTTAGTGTTGATCGGCGCCGTTGCAGTAATATCCGTTTACAAAGCGTATCAATATTACAATAAAAATGACAAAACAAGAAAAACAAATAAAAATAAAAATAACTCTTTAGAAAAATATCTAAAAGGTGAGTATCAGCCCGCACAAGGGACTAGTACTCATGGCATAACGAGAACAAGAAAAAGAACAGTACGGATTACTGTGGGCTTGAACGTTAACTATGGTTATCATTATGATAACAACCATATATTGACTGTCGCCCACATGTTTCCAGACGAGATTCCGGATGTGCAAGTCGAGTACGATGGTGATGGGACAAAATTTTCATTGCCTGGTGAAGGAAATGTTTTCTTTGATAGGGGTTTAGACATAGCGTTGATTCGTGTGAAAGATGGACAACATCGTTTCGGTAGTTTGTTCAACGATCCCACTACTATTTCCAACATTCCATTGGACAAAAATCCGAAGTGTTATGTATATGATCCCCAAAATGGAGCATTTTTTGATGTTTTGTATAAGTCTACAGGAAGTTTTGCCTATGGAGATAATGAAATACGCCCTCCAGTGGTGTATATGTTTGATTCTCCACGGAGAAAAGTTGGCAGGGGAGACTGTGGACTTATAGTAACAGATATTCAAGGGAATAGCGTTGGAATGGTCGTAGCATCGACAGATACTAATACAACATTTCTATGCGTTCCTTTCCCAGTGTGTGAGTTAAGTCCCCGATGTAATGAAAAGGAGTTAATGAGACCTAGCAGACCAGGAACTCAGACCGATCATGTAGTGTTTGAAGCAACGTCTAGCGTACATACTTGTTGTACGAAGATCGGTTATGTTGAAAAGATGAATTCTAAGACCAAACCTACATCTGCGAAAAAAATCTTTATTAGCTCCCATGCGGTTGAAGATATGTGGTTCATTGCTAGATAGCGATTTATTTTCAGGACCCAAAGCACTTCAAGCAGTGAATGGAGAGTCTATTCGAAATAAGGTATGGGATCAATATGTCAGAGTATCGGAAAATATGAAAACACGACCGTGCCTTTTAGATCAGACTTTGCTAGACAAGTGTGTGGATGATTATTTTGACAGAATAATGATGTGCTTACGTGAAGAAGATAAAGTGAAGATTAAACCAGTTACGTTTTCTGAAGGATTGCTTGGGTACGTTGATGGTGAAGATTTACCCTCTGTTAGGAAGTTTCGTGGAGATACGTCTATAGGGTATCCTTTTTCAGGACAGAAGAGTGATTTTATGGAAGTGAAAGATCTTCGACAATTTGATGATGGTGGATATTACGTAGAGATGGATCCAAATTTTGAGTCATATTTACTGGAATTTGAGGAACTTTTGTTATCAGGACAAACCCCGTTTACGTATGTAAAAGCTCACCCAAAAGATGAAGTTGTTAAAGCATCAAAGGATAAAACCAGAATTTTTTACATAGGAGATTCAGCAACGTATTGTGTAACGAGAAAATATTTGTGGTGGATTAACTACTTAGTGTATAATCACCCCATTGCATTCGAGCAGGCTTATGGAATTAATCCATATAGCCAGGAATGGAAAGAGATGAAAGAACATACAAATAAACATCGTTATCATATGGCTGCAGATTTTTCGGATTGGGACACAAGATTGCCCCAACAACTGATGAGAGCAGCATTTCAAATATTGCGACGCCTCATGCGTATAAATTCTGGTTTATTCCCTGATGAAAAATTTTGGGACGCTTTGGAAGAGCTTTATGTTACTCCCGTGGTACTTTTTGGGAATAAACTTTACGTAACTCAGCAAGGAACAGCTTCTGGTCACCCACTGACATACATTATGAACAGTATGGCTAATTCCTTACGAGAGCGATATTGCTTTTATTCCTTATTTCCCAACTTGAAGTTCGATGAGCACGTCTCCTGCATGTTTGGAGGAGATGATGCTGATGTTACTACTTCATTGAGGGAATACAACCAATTGAGTACATTACCCATTATGCTTTCTATGGGGCTTAAACCAACCGATTCATCTAAACAGCAGATTACAGAAGAGTTCATGGAAAAGAGTGAAGTGACGTTTTTAAAAAGGAATCAAGATGGACAGATCGACCCTATTTCTATACACAAGATGTTGTCATGGACAATGTCCTCAGATCAACTTGAACACGCCCGAGGAGCTATTGTCTCTGCCTTATACGAATTACATATGTATGGACGTAAGGTATTTGATGACTTTGTTCGATCCTTAAAGGAAGAGTTACCCAAAGCGGGGTTGTATAATGCAGCAAACGGAGTGGATATGTCATCTTACATAATGTCTCACCTGAAAACTGATGAAAGAGATTTTACAGAGTACGATGATCCTTGTTATGATTTTGAATCGTCATTATATGCCAGAAAAGTTGAAATGAGATATGTTCAAAAGATGCTTGTGCTAGAAGGTTAGGACAGCGCCGTAAGGCACTTTACTGATCAAGCTCCACTGGAGTTAGATCTATGATCGTAATCAACGATTAAAGCAATTTACTGATCAAGCTCCACTGGAGTTAGATCTATGATCGTAATCAACGATTAAAGCAATTTACTGATCAAGCTCCACTGGAGTTAGATCTATGATCGTAATCAACGATTAAACGGTTTACAGGAAGAAGTTTCCGCAATAACGAATCTTCATTTGGTAATTGGTTACCACTACGCCATTAGTCTCAGAATTGGCGCAGGAGGCTTTACCATCTTATTAAAAGATTTTTATCTTTATGAGTTTTGCGCTAGATTATCTTTAAGCGCATGTCAAAACCAATCAGATAGCAGCAACAATCATTGAAACAACGTTAGAAAACAATATTTCCGAGAAGAGAACAGAAGAGGACAAAACCAGTGATTTCCGAACTTTTGATTTAAAGCAAGATGAGGTGTATGATTCCGTTGGGTCCTTTCACAGACATAGCACTTATATGGATGTTTCATTACGTGAATTTTTAAGCAGGCCAGTAAAGTTACTGAATCTTTCTTGGACACCAGGTTCTGATTTGAATGCATCCATTGATTTGGCTACATATTTAAATTTGATACCTATTAAACACAAGTTAAATCAATTTGCAAGAATACGATTTACACAGTGTATCACAGTGTCTTATGCAGTTAATCCTTTTTATTCAGGATCATTACTGTTGTCTGCTTTTCCTTTAGGTGCATGGGATGAAATATCACCTGCACGCCTACCATTAACTCCCATTAACCAAGACTTTATTCGTTTGACTCAACGGCCACATGTTTTTATGTCAGTAAATAAGAGTCATACAGCGACTTTACGCCTTCCGTGGTTTTCAACCAAGGAGTGGTATTCTTTAGTCACTGATAATGACTCTTCCGTAAATCCATACACTGTTTCTCTGAATTCATTGAATCAGTTAGCACATTGTAATGGAGGTACAGAGGCCATAACAGTCAACGTATTTATGTCTTTGGAAGATGTGGAATTGGAGGTACCCACGACTTATTACACCGCTTCATCCGAACAAAAGCCCATTTCATCAACTTTGGAAAAATTTGCCCAAACAAGCAATGTTTTATCAAGAGTTCCATTTCTCCGCCCGTACATGACACCAATTCAAGCAGCAGCGTCTATGAGCACAGATCTTGCTAAAGTTTTAGGATTTAGCAAACCTTTTTCAACTCGTGATCCCGCCGTGACGTGTGCCCCATCCAAATCTCAAACAGATCAACCAAATTCCATACCAGTTATGGGGCTATCATCTGCTAACTCTGTTTCCGTGGGGAAAGATTTCAATTTGTCAGATGAGATGTTAGAGACAAATATAAACAAGTTAGCACAGAGGTATTCATACTTGTACACAGTTGCCTGGACTCCCGGATCAGTCGCAGATACCTCATTACTTCAGGCGGCAGTGCTTCCACTGTCACAAAGAACGAATATTGTAGGTATGAATATTGAGGAACATCATCCTGCAATATCCTATTTATCATTACCTTTTGCTAGATGGAGTGGCTCGATAAAGTATAAGATACAAGCCATAGCATCAGGTATGCATAGAGGACGCCTACGTATAACATGGGATCCATATCCCACCACAAATGTCACAACGCCTGGATTTTACAACACAGTTTCGGCAGTTATTTTGGATTTAGAGGAATCTCATGAAGTTGAGTTGGTTGTTCCATTTCACAGTCAGTATTACGCGTTAAGATTGGCTAAGAAGACTTTTCCAACTACTTTGGCTAATTATGATTCAACAATGATGAATGGATATATCAACATTACAGTTTTGAACACTGTGACGACTCCTAACAACACAACAGATACACCGGTTCCCATAAATATTTGGATTGCCGGAGGAGAGGATTATCAAGTATATGCACCTTGCAATAGGATAGGGAACGCCACGTATTTTCCCGCGTCTAAATCGTGTGGGAATGAAACTAAGGTTCCTCGTCCATTGATGGTTGCTGGAGAGTGCGTCATGGATATCATGACGTTAGTCAAGCGAGAATCGCCTTCTTTTGCAATAGCCCGTGTTACTACTGCTACTCCAACTTTGTGGTCTTTCTGTGATTTTGATAGACCTGTTTTTAGAGGTAAGAAAGCTACGGGAGCAGCACGCTATATAACAACGGGTCCGTCAGCAACAAGTTATGATTATGCTAATAATAATTTTCTGACTCATTATGAATTGTGTTTTGCAGGACGCAGAGGGGGTTATATTGTGAGATATCAACCTCTTTTTTCAAAATACAATTGTAACGTACAGTTGAAGGATTATGATTACTTGTCTGACCCGACTTTGAATATGAGCGCATTTTCAATTGATCTGAATACAGTTGCTAATGTTAATAAAACTCCGCTGCTAGGCATATATGGTTTAGGACCTGCGGCGACGGAACATGAAACGTTATCAGGGACAGTAGCTGGCAGGAAGCCGTT